AAACTTGTCAGAGCCTGAGAATGCAGCAGGTGATGCGGGTTCGCTGTTAGAGGTATTGCGATATACGTTGTAACCCTTGAGGTCATACAAGGTAGAACCATCGCTGTCTGTTGTTGGCGCAGTCCAGTCAAGCGTGACATTCTTAGGCCCGCCAACAGCGCTTAAACTGGTGACAGGTGATGGCGCGGTTGTATCTCCACCATGCGTATATGGTGTTGCAGAAGCATAAGCGCCACTTACTCCGCTTGCAGTTATAGCCCTGACGCGCACGTTGTACTGTGTGCCAGTTTCTAGCGGGCTAATTATGATAGAGTTATCTGCGCCATCAGATTGCGCCGTTTGATAAACAGTTTCATCAACGTCTTTCCACTCAACACCATAGTTTTCGATAAATGAGTTTGTCGCTTTTGTCCAAGTCACAAGAGCTTGGCCAACAAAGGTTCCGTCTTTTTGGATGCCACCTTTATCCGCAACTGCCACGTTGGTAACAGTCAAACCCCCTGCTGGGCTTGGCAAGTTTGTATTGTTATCAATAATGGCTTGCTCTTCTGCATTCCAATCAAACGCAGAGGAAGATGTTTCTTGCAGCGTTAAAGTAATGCGAAGATCGCCAGCATCTTGATTGCTTGCGAACTTCCAACCTAAAACCTCAAACTCTTTCTCATCAAAGCCATAACGCTCATTTGTAAAGGCAATAATGTCGCCTACCTCAACATTGAACGCCTCAAGGCCAAAGTCAGCGCTAATGCTCATTTGCTCGCGGGCGCGATACAGCGTCAATTTGGCAATGCGCTGCGCTGTCGCCGCGCTAGTTGTAAATGGCAATGGCAAATCAAGCAAAAGCTCATCGCCGCCATCTTCTGCTTTAAATACGCTACTTTTAATGGCAGGGAAGTCAGCGGTGATAAAGTCTGCGGATGCATCGTTAAATGTGCCGGTAACGCCGTTGAAACTATCGCGCATACTTGTTCTAGTGCTAATGCTGATTTCACTGCGCAGATCATTAAGCGTTAAAGTCTTTACTGGCGAGCTATAAGCGCCAACCTTGAGTTTCCAATAACCAGAACCCCAAAACAACGTACCAGCGCAAGCTGTAGACATTTGCCCTAAAACGTCACCAATTGACTGACTAGATTTAACAATGCCGTTTATAGTGTATCGTTTTTCTGTACCACCTCCGCTCAGAGTTACATTCTCATCGCTTTCGTTAGCAGCAGCCTCAAACACAATGTCATCAATGGCGCTGTCATTTAAACCGTATTCGCTAGTAATAAAGTCACGAATGCAAAGGGCTGCGTTATTGCTATATGCAGTTGCAGATGTACGCGGATCGTAAACCTTTTTACCTTGCACAACCGCTGTGACTAAGGGAACGCCATTAGCAAACACATCTTTGTCATACTCATAGCGCACATAAAGATAGGCAATGTCATTACCAATGAAGTCAGATGTAAGCGCGTTTGAACCTGTTAGCTCCGACTCTGATAGCAAATCTGCTGGTGCCTGCGTTTGACTCCCGTCAAACTTCTGTATTCGGATTTTGCTTTCCCAAGTATTCCCAGTAACAAAGTCATTGCTGTCGATAGTTACGATTTCATCGTTAATGTAAATATCGCCAATCTGCTGAACTTCATGCGCCGCCAAAACAATTATCTGATGAAGAAACTTGTTCTTATCGCCTGTTGATTCATAGAAAGTAACTGTGCCACCCTTGCGCACTTCACCATAAACGAAATCAGCGGAAGCTGTAGCCTCTCGCGCATTTACCAAAGTACCCTGCAAAGGTGTTGGCGGTTTTGGCGCTAAAGCGGATAACGCCCATGACGTTGCCACTGTAATTGCAACAAAGCCAACTGCATACGCTAAGCCGTATGCTACTGCGCCCGATAGCCCAGCGACAAAGCCCGGCGCAACAGTCTGCAATATAAACCCGCCAATCGTAAGTGGATCGCGCGGAACCCTATCCCAGTCATTCCAGTTTTGGACTGTGTAATCGCCTAGCTTGTATTTACTCATGCCTTAACCCACGCCGCATCAATGTTATCTAATGATAGATATATCACACCCACCTTATCCAAGAAAGCGCACTTGGTTCCCGTGCAAACACCCATAGCAACTCCAGTAACCCACTTGCGAGCATTCTTGGTAGTGACTAGCGCCCCAAGCGGCGGGATGCTGTCAACGCGCTGCAACCTGTCATCAACTGCTTTGTTAAAATCAGTGTAGCCAAATTCTTTTATTAGCTCTTTGCGGCGAAAAACTCTGCTGCCCTCCATGTAACGACCAAGCCAATCATCGGCCCACCCAGAGCCATACATCGCTTTATAGGCGTCATTGGTAAAAGTTAGGCAATCATGCTGACCCCATGAAAAAGGCTTACCCCTCATGGCATTTAAGTAACCGTTAAGCCTCTCTCTAGCCGCCATCAATCATCCTCGACCGTGCGGCCCCAGACTAAAGTTTTGTCCTGCAAGTCAGAAACATAATTAAAGAAAGTATCACTAGAGTAACGCGCTTTTTGGCTTCCCTCTGTGTAGCGCCAATTAGATGACTTCTCCAATCGGATCAGTTTGCTTTCAACGGTCAGAGATATAACGCTGGTTTCACCGCTGTCTTCAATAGTCATAACATTCATTAAGCCACTGAATACTTCAATCTCGTTGAACGTTTGAGGATTGGTAATATCAGTGGCCCCAAAGTAGACTTTGCACTCACGGTTTTGATACGGTTCTTGCAACGCCAAAGAAACCAGCGAGGCAGGCACGCCAGACAACTGCAAGGTAATACTTTTTGCTGATAGGTCATTGACTTCATCTAGGCCAGTGATTGACAACAGATTGCCGCTGCCAAGGTAGGTATCTCCGTTTATCGTCCTGTCGCCGTATCCCGTCCAAAAGCGAACTGGAGCGCTGGTAAAATTCATATCAACTGCGTAAAACGGTTGGACTTGTGGGTCGTCTAATAAATTTAGTAAGGCTTGTGGTGTGTTTCTGGTCATAGTGCCTCCATCGCGCCAAACGTAATCCCGTATATGCTGGCTTCGTTGACTGACCAAGATTGCTGATTTGATGACAAGCGGAAAAGGCCAGCAGCGCTGGTCAAGTCTGCAAGTGCGTTTGACTGGTTCGCTCTAAGCGCAGGCCATATCTCCAACGTTCCAGAACCGCTTTGATCCTGCAAGACCTTGTGTAGTCTTGCGTCCAATCCAGAACCAAGCTGGATGTAATCGCCAGCAAGCAAAGTTCCTGACATCGTTGTTGATACGCTGCTGGCATTAGTAGAGCCTGTGATTCTGACTGTAGTCGCTGTTCCGCGAGGTGATGTTCCTGACGGGTCATTCAACAAGAATGTGCCAAATTGACCGCGAAGGCTAACAAGAAACGCAATCCACTTCTCTGCATCCTCACGCTTCATGGCTGGCAATGATATATCTGCCTGCCATGTTTGACCTGAATAAGCGTGAGCTTGGCCAGCGAAGGTAAAAGGACTCATGCTGTAGGCAACAGCGTTTACCGCTGTTAGTTCAACGTTCATGATGCCCGTATGCGTAGGCAGAGCCAAGGGATAACTAATAGCCATTATGCAAACGCCTTTCCATATGATCCACCACGCCGCTTGGCGTCTACTACAGCGGCCTTAGCGCTGTCTGCTATCTGTGGCATTAGCTGCTTAATCTCAGCACGTACAGTTTGTTGTACGCCTGTGCTAACATTGATGACTTGATTGACAACTACGCCACCACCGCCGCCAAGCTTGTTATTCGGCACGATTGACCCTGAGCGTGATGGCACAAACATTTCCGGCCCACGCTCACCAACAACATAAGGCTTGTCTGATTGAACAGGCCCACCTATAGCCTTAAACGCAAACGGATTAGGCCCACCCATGAGGCCAATAGCACTAGAAATAAATCCCGTAATCTGTTTGACTACATAAATACGATAAAGCTCAGCTATGATATTGCTTGCCATTGATTTAAATGCGTTTTCGGCTGTCATAGTGCCATCTACCATAGACATCATAGCGTTCTCAAATGAACTGCCCACCATCTCTGCTGCGTCCTTGATCCGCATAAGCTCTGGGCTTAACTCAGTCTTGATGATCTTGGCGGTTTCCTTCGTTTTGGTATTCGCTTCATCTTGACCAGAGGTTAGCTCAGCGTAAGCGTCTTGCATTGCTTTTATTGCTTTTGCCCTTTCTGTTTCCGCAACCGTCACAGAAGCCTCCACGATAAATGCGTTTCTGGCGGCTTGTACTTCCGATTGCCTCGCCTTTAATCTAGCTGCATAGATTTGATTGGTTGCGGCCACTGCTTGTGCCAGACCTTGCTCGCTGCCCAATACGTCAACGTAGTTTGCGGCAGTCTTATCTATGGCTCCATTTTTCTCAATGTAAAGCTGCTTTATCGCCTCTTCAGCCTGAATAAGCCCATATGTGCTGCCCAATATATCTCTGTATGCATCTGATGTCTTAGACGCCTCATCCTTGGCGGCGCTGACTTCCGACTTGATCACACCTAGCAATCCCTGCTGTCTGGCGAAAGTGTCTAATTGCTTTTCTAGCTCAGGAGTAAGCAATTTTTCAGCGTCAAGTTTACTAATTGCATTCTGTAAACTTTCAGCGGCCTCTTGCCTCGTTTTCCCTTGGATTCCAAGAATAATTCGCTCAGCCGTCACTCTGCCATCAATGGTAGCTACTAAATGGTCATAAATCGTGTTTTGCGCTTTAGTAAGAGTTACATTATTCGCAAGATCAGTCTGAAGCCTTTTAAGCATATCAGACTGCGCTTGCATAAGGCTTTCCTCTGGAGCGATATCCTCTAAGATGGTTTGCAAAGCTTGGCTTCTTTGCTCTTCTGCAACCCTCCTTACTAATCCTAGTAAATCTGAATATTTTTGGATTACGGGATCAGCAATAGATGCCATATCCTTACCGATTCCATCAAAGTTTATACTATCTAACGTATCATAAGCCGCAGATAACTGAGTTACCGCAGTTTCCACATTATTCGTCGCACCGGCGGCTCTGTCTGCCGCCATCTTGAATGCAGAGAATACAGATATGGCCGCGCCAAGCACCGCACCGAATGGCCCAAATATCTGAAAGAATTGACCAGCCTGTTGGCCAAATGCTTGGATCTTACTTGTGCCGTTGGCGACCTGAACAGCATAGTCGCCCACTTGATAACCCGCTTGCTGTAGGCCACCTAAAGCAAATTTGCGCAAGCTCTTTTGCGCGCCAGTAACTGACCCGCCAAAGTTGTTCATCTGTATTGAGCTTTGCTTTATCTGACGATCAAAGTTTCTGACGCGGCCCTGAACTTGCTTAATAGGCCGACTAGCGCGGTCAACCGCAAGAAGTTCAAACTTTAGCTGTTCTGCGCTTGCCATCTTCTTCCCGCCTTTCGTCCACGATCTTAAAGTATGCGACCCATTCATTATACTCCGTTAGCGTGATTTTCTCAATCTCACTAATGGTGCGGCCCAATCTATCTGCTAACGCGATTAAATTAAACCTGAATGGGTCTTTCTTTAGTTTCCCTCAGCTTCCTCAACAGAGCCAGCAGACATCATGGGTGCGCTCAATTTATAAATCACCTCATGGGGGATGCGCTTCAGTTTAGGCTTATGTTCAATCGTATAAGCCTTTTCGCCATCCTCCTTTAGAGCCTTCAAGATAATCAGATCAATCAAGGCGTCTATGTTGGCAGATGGAAAGTCCGAATGCTTCCGCTGGATAGATGACATCTCTCCAGAAGTCATAGGGGTATAGTAAACACGCAGAGGCTTGGCCCCTGCGCGTAAAGTTACTTCTATATGCCTTGTTTCGATATTCGATAAATAATCGTCTAAGGCGTCTATAGGGTTAGACATGGGTTACACCGTTGTAGCTGTTAATGCCCCACTACCTTGCACAGTTATTGACGCTTCCACAAGACCATCAAATGATGATGAACGTGTAACGCCGGTAACGATGGCTGCACCGCTGTAGTATGTATCGCCAGAAGCATCGCCCTCTGGATAAACATTAAGCGTAACAGAAGCGCCAATAGTCAAAGCGCCTTGACCCGTTGTATCGGTTTCATCCCAGAAAACATCAACTGATCCAGTGAATGTTGTCAAAGATGATTTGTATGTGCGAGCAGTGTCGCCCATAGTTGTATCTTCTAAGGTATCCGCGCTTTCCTCTAAGCTGAAAGAGCGGATTTCTGCTATAGCGTTAGCACCGACCTTTACGGTTCCTTCGCTGCCTGTGTGTGTAGCCATTGGAGCCTCCTTATCTGGCCGTTTCTACGTCATCGATAGCTGTATCATACCTTACATCAAATGTCAGCTTTGCGGAACCTACTGGTTGTTCCGCTTCACCTGAAAAGTTGATGTCTGTGGCAGTTAATACAGCCGACTTTGCAAGGCCATTGACATTGAAGTCATTGGCTATTGCCTCTTCGATCTGGACAGCGATAGCGTCCACATCATTATCAAAATTATTCGTTGCTCGCACGTATATATCCACCTCAACAGAAACAATACGCGCAGACGTTTTTACACCAATGGTTTGCAGAGCAGATGCTTCTGATCCCGTATAAACCGTAATCGCAGGAAGGTCTTTCTCTGTTAGAGCATATACCCTAGACGAAAACACCCTACGCCTCACCAATAATGCATTGGACTTCAGCACAGAGACAATTCTGTCTCTTATTTGCTGCCTAACATGAGCCATTAAGATTTCTCCAACTGCACAACAGTAACGCCAGTGCCATCATGTATCCAAGCGCGAACATAATAAGTATCTGATGATACTATCATAGCGTCATCATACTGAATGTATGGAACATCTACGGTTCGACACGTTACTCTAGGCTGCTCCTGATGAACAGTTGTCATTCCACCAGCGTCAATTGGGATAGTCTCGTTGTCGAAGATAGCCTTGATTGTGCTATCCCCACGCCCAGCAGCGCGTTGATATGTGATTGATTGAGCAAACTCATCAATGTTGAATATTTCGGCTAAATCACTCGCTAGTGGCAGTGCCATCTTCTTCAGCCTTTTCTTCTTTTACATATGGCTTAGCATATCCGCGATCAATTAGCTTCTGGGCAACACGATCATCAACTGTATGGCTTGCACCAGCTTTGCCGTTCTTACCGCCCCAAGATGCGTCTTTAATCAGAGTAATCTTCATTTTTTCGCCCTTGTGGTTTTAGGCTTTGCGGCCCGATCCGTAGGAGCCTTAATAGGCTTAGGCTCTGGAGCCACGTCAATACGTCCATATCCTTTTAGCGCAGTAGCTTCATCCGCGCTCAATTCAACTATGTCTCCAGCCTTTCTAGCTTGGCCAGCAGCAACACAGGATTTAAGGATAATGTATTTCATCTTTTGCCCCTTATTGGAAAGGAGGGCCAAGTGGCCCTCCCAAGTTAGCATTCTTATGAACCGTCATTGTTGAATGCAAAGCTTACTGCGTGACGTACAGCTACGTCTACAGTTTGCAGTGCGACGATCCGTACTGTGCCTGAGCTAGACGCAGTATATGGATCTACAACAATGTCCAAACCGCCATACATGCCGATCAGCAAGTCAGCAAAGTTGCCGAAATACAGATCACCAGCAGTGACTTGGTTT